TAATCCAGTACTTAGAGGAAGCATTTACTCGTGCAGTAGCTCCTATGGAAAAAGAGTTCAAGATTATGCCACTCGCTTATTGCGATGCTGCTAATAATCCAGCAGGACTCCACTACTATATGCTATACCGTGATGATGCTGAATCAGTACGTATGGATATTCCAGTACCATATACAACCACACAACCAAACTCATTGAACAACTTCTCGTTCGCTGACGTAGGTTATGGTCAGTACACAGGTACGATCGTTTATCGTAATCTAGAAGTCTTACGCTTCCAATACTAATTGGAAGCTAGGATTTAACCTAAACAAATAACAAAATGACAACCGAAACCATTGCGACCCCAACCGTCGTTTCCGCACCAGAAGAAAACCTCGTGCGCATTTATAACAAGAACAAATCTTCATTTGGTTCTTACACCCACGGACAGTATTCCATAAAGGGCACCGACTTTGCGTCGGTCCCGAAATGGTTAGCTGATAAGTGGATTAAAATGTTTCCTCAACACATTGCTTTAGCATCAGACGTTGGTTCAGACGCTGCTTCCAACAATGCTAAAGTAGAGGAACAAAAAGCAAAAGTAGAAGAGCTTTCTAAAGAAAATCAAGAGCTTGCAGATAGAGTTAAAAATCTAGAAGCAATGCTTAAGAATATGCCGAAAGCTATTTCCAAAAATAAGGCTGCTTAATTGTGCCATTTACGATTCCAACTGTTAGTGACTTTAAATCGCAATTTCCTCGTGATTTTCCATATGCTGTACCTGCGTATGGAGCATCTGGAACTGCGGTCATTAGCGGAGGAATTGTAACGTCAATTTCTCTTGGAGCAGGAGGTACTGGTTACGCCACTGTACCTACAGTCATTGTGGGGGCTGCTCCAGGAGATCTTGGCACAGGCGCAACAGCTACCGCTACCATTTCTGGTGGTTCTGTAACAGGATTTAATGTTGTTACAGGCGGTTCAAACTATGGACAACCTCCAATCATTACCATTACTGGTGGTGCAGGAGATAATTCTGATTTAAGCAAGGTTACAGATACTGATATTAGCGGTGCCATCTTTGATGCACAGTTTAACATTAACCAAGCTCTATTTCCGACACAGCAGTTCTTTAGTCGGGCTTTCCTATATTTAGCAGCGCACCAGCTAGTGGAAAAGCTCTTGGCTGCTCAGGAGGGCATGGGCAGTCAATATAGTTGGCTGACTATTTCCAAAGGCGTAGACTCCGTAACTGAAGGATTTCAGATCCCAGAACGGATAGCTCAGGACCCAATGCTCTCACACTTTAGTAAAACTAGATACGGTGCAATGTATCTACAAATCATCAGTCCTCAACTTATTGGCAACGTATTCGTAGCTTTTAGAGAGACGCTACCGTAGTAATTATCATGCAAACTACGGTTCAATTTGACATTGAAAAACTTGAACACTTAAAGCGTGAATTAGCTCGTTCAGCTAAATCATATATTAAGGTTGGAGTAGCCACAGGTAATAATTCTCGCAATAGAGTATATCCACCTAATAGCGAAACCGTATTAAAAACAAATACTGAAATTGCATTTGATCACGAATTTGGTAACCCTGCAGCTAAAGGGCCATATGGTGGTTTTATAGAAATACCACAAAGATCAATATTACTCATGCCAATGCAAATGGCTATGGGAGCAGAATTAGCTAAAGTAAAACCATCTACTTACGAACAAGATATAATGTTTCATGGCCTAGAAGGTGTATTGGATGAAATAGGCTCAACCGCAGTATCTTTAGTAGATAAGAATTTTCAAAAACAAGGCTATCCAGTTGGATGGAAAGCTATTAGTCCAATTACATTAGCTCATCGTCGTAAGCACAAACGAATGGGTAGGAAGTTATTAAATGATAGTGGTCAGTTGCGTTCATCTTTTGATTATGAGGTGGTAGCATGATTACGCCATTACCTACATTTCCAACTGTACCTGGTCCTATTGTAGGAGGCGGTTCTACGCCCCTTTTTAGCACTTCTACAGCACCACAGACACAATATACAGTATCTGGGTGGTCTCAGCCTATTTTAATGGTTATAAATACTGTAATCGTCAAAGATGGCGATGCTGTGACCATTACTAGACAAATCAGTACATCTGGTTTTCTTACGCCTGCAAGTGGGCAAAAATTAAAGCTTAAGTGGGAAGGTGAACGTCAATGGAGATACCACAATCTTTATTGTATTACTGACCCTCAGCTTAAGACCAATGATCAAGTAATTATACAAAACATACCATACCGAGTTCTACATAAATGGAACTGGGGACAATTTGGTTATGTAAAGTATATGCTGACAGAGGATTACACAAATGAATACAACCCCGGAAGTTATCAATCTTCTTGTTAATCTGATTAAATATCAGCTTAACTTGGATAACAACCATGTTGTTACCTATAATCAGCGTATACCAATACCGCCTGATAGTGGATTATTTGTAGCCATTGGTTTGCTTGGAGATAAACCCTATGGTCATAAAATTGCTTATGAACAAGGTTTTGCCCCAGCTACATCTACTGGTGAACCTCAAATTGCAGTTTTGAACGAGGTTCAGACGCAAAACGTTCAGCAAATTTATTCGATTCAAATCATGTCTCAAAGCAATGAGGCAAGATCAAGAAGACAAGAAATATTGTTTGCTTTAAATTCAACACAGGCTGAACAACTACAAGAGAAATATGGATTCAAAATTGCCAATCTACCATCCTCTTTTAACGACGTATCTATTGTCGAAGGTGCGTCTCGTTTAACACGCTATGCCATCACATTTAATGTCTTAACTGCATATATCAGAACTATACCAGTACAATATTACGACAACTTTACTGGTTCACCAGAAATTATAACTCAACCTTAACGTATATAAATTATGTCAATTAGTATCTCAGACTTCGTTAGTTTTACGGTGGCACAGCCAGGTTTGGCTCTGCCAGCTTATAACGTCAATTCATTGGCGTTAATTACTGCAGATAGCCCATTATCTAGTGCAAAATATGGCATTGGTGCATCAGCAACTTGTACTGAAGCAGGTGGTTTAATTACTGGTGTTACTTTAGTATCTGGTGGTTCAAATTACACATCTACACCACAAGTATTCTTAGTTGGCGGTGGTGGCACAGGTGCAGTTGTTACTGCAACTCTAACTGCTGGTGTAGTAACATCATTAACGATTGTAAATCCTGGTATGGGATATTCTTCAGCACCAACCGTTGTTATTACTAACACATTTGGTGTTTATACTGATCCTGTTTCCGTAGGCAATGACTATGGTACAGGCAGCGAAACATATTCACTAGCTCAAATCATTTTCAGCCAGAATCCAAACATCTTAAGCGGTGGTGGAAAATTAGTTATTTTCCCAATGGCTAATGGTACTGGTACACTTACATTAACTCAAGCTATCAGCGTATTACAACCACAGATCTATACAGGTGGTTATATCTATGCTAATGCAAATTCTGCTACAGTTCCATCATCTGGTGCATTTAGTAATGCAGATATTGAAGCAGCATCTACGTTAGTAAATTCATTTGTTACTAAGGCTTTATTATTTGTACCAACTGCAAACCTAAATGACCTTTATGGTTCAGGTTTAAGTGCTACAATTTCTGGTGCATCACAACAGCAATCACGTTTATTAATTCATACTGCTGGATTAACTACCGCTCGTGCATTTGCTGCTGGCTATGCTTCACGTCTATTTGGAACAAACTTCAATGGTTCAAATACGACAGTAACAATGAATCTAAAGCAGATCAGTGGTATTCCTGCTGATTCTGGTATTAATGAAACAATCGCATATCAATGCCAAAGTGTTGGTGTAGACTTCTATGCTCTTGTTCAAGGTTTACCAGAGGTTGTATCAACTGGTGGTGGAACAACTACTGGTCCTGGTAACGGATTCACAGATAATGTTTATAACTTAACTTGGTTATTAAATTCATTACAGGTAGCTACATTTAATACATTAGCTACAACACCTACTAAGATTCCACAGACTGAAGCTGGTATGAACACTATTAAGAGTTCTATCGCTCAAGTATTAAATCAAGCAGTAGCAAACGGATTCTTAGCACCAGGCACATGGACAGGAGCTACATTTGGTAACCCTGCATCATTAGTAACTAACATAGCTCAATATGGTTACTATGTATACTCACAACCTGTTTCTCAACAATTACAATCACTACGCAATCAACGTATAGCTCCATTGGTTCAAATTGCTATTAAGTATGCTGGTGCAGTACAGAGCGTAAACGGAATCATTTACATCAACTATTAATCTTATAAGTCATGGATATTTCACTAAACGGTAACGATACTATTTCAATCAACGGTATCCTGCAGACCGACCTCGCAGATGGCGATGTTGGTACTTTGACGTTCCCAAATGAGTACGTCACAATGAAACCAGGCAAAAACAATAATACGATTATTGCTTTCAATGCTATGGGACAACTTGCTGAATTAACACTTCGCCTAATCAGAGGCAGTGTTAATGATCAATATGTTAATGCTGCATATAGACAGTTCGTAAACAGTCCTGCGACTTTTCAACTATTAGATGCTTCTATTGTTAAACTTATTGGTGATGGCAACGGAAACATTACAACAGATGCCTATACATTAACTGGTGGTGTGCCAATGGCAGTACCAGAAGTTAAGAGCAACGTGGAAGGTGATACTGATCAAGGTGTCACGATGTGGAAAATCCGCTTTGCAATGGGTACACGTCAAATTCAGTCATAATTCTTAAATGAGAAATATTCCCCTATCAAGCGGTGCCACCCTTGGATTTCAATTAGCGAGATTCAACGATGGTATGAATTTATTCAATGCTACCTTTAAGGAACTAGTTGGGGTTCCTTTTGGGTCGCAGGGATCTTCCTTAGATTTTGCTAACTTCCTGCAAATGGATATTAGCGAACTTAAGGATATTGTAATCAAAGTAGCTACATCTGAAAAGGTGCAAGAAGCTATCTGGAAGTGCATGGAGTCATGTACATACCAGAGTGTAAACGATTCTGTAGGAATTAAAATTACTAGAAATACTTTTGAATCCGAAGATGCTCGTGCAGACTTCCTTCTTGTCGTTTGGGAGGTGGCGACTTTGAACCTAGTCCCTTTTTTCAAAAACCTAGGATCTCTGTTATCAACCCCATTAAAGGGAACAGGTGGCAGCGAGCCAAAATCCACGACGAACTAGAACCCCAGATACGTATAGCCCTACAGTTAAACGGGCGAGGTGTAGGCAGCCTTATTGAAATATTAGATATGCCTACCGATCTGGTTCTTGATGCGTGGCATTTTCACATTTGTCAGGCTGAAGCTTCTGAAACTGAACAAGAATTAAATAAGGACCATAAATCGTGAGCCAAAGTATAGGTGATTTTTTCGTAAAGATAGGGCTGAAGGTTGATAATCAACAAAGCCTTAATGGTCTTACTACGCGCTTAAATAACGCTGCGACTGCTGCTAATGAACTGGCTAAGAATCTTAATAAGATACCTACTGCATTAGCTAAGTTAAATATACCAATAATCGTTAATAAAACTAGTGGTGGTAAAGCTAGCGCAGGCGATGGTAAGTCTAATCAATACGAATCAGCTATCGGTCCTAAGCAATCTTATACTCAGTATAACGAAAAAGCTGGTCCTACATTTACTAGCTGGATAAATGAGTCAAAGAAAAGACAAGCTGCTGAAAAACAGACTCTTGAATTAAACCTCAAGAAAGATAAACAACAAAAAGATAAGCAAAAACTTGATGAACTTCAGTTAAAAACTGGAGCAAAGCTATTTAATCAATTAGCTAAAGGCAAAGGTTCATTAAGCGAATTAGCTACTGCATTTGGTGAAGTTGGAGTAGAGACTGCTGCAGCAACTGCAATATTTGGTGGCGTTGCAATAGGTTTGGGCAAAATTGCACAATATGCTACTAAAGCAGGAGAAAATCTATTTCAGTTTAATTTAATTACAGGTGCTTCTGTAAAATCATTACAGAACTGGCAATTTGCTGCATCTCAATTTGGTGCTAAGGGTGAAGATGTTGCTAGTGCTATTGCTAATATACAACAAGCACAAACCGATATACAATTAAACCAAGGTAATATGGCACCATGGGCATTATTAGGTATTAATCCTAATCAAGACCCATTTGCAGTATTAGCACAGATACATGAAAAGGTAAAAGAGGGCGGTGAAATATCCGCAGCTATGGGCAGAAAACTAACTGCTCAATTAGGCATCAATGACTCTACCTTCCAGATGCTAAGAAGGGCAGATCTCTCTGTATTACAATTAAAAGAAGATATGGCAATATCTTCAGAAAATACCAAAGCGTTTGATAAAGTAAATCAAGCTATGGGTATTATGGAGCATAAGTTTGGTGTCGTTGCTCAAAAAATAG